GCTAGAAGAAAAGCTCGACACAGTAAAAAGAGCTGTGCATAAGATGTCAAAATCACAACTAGAAGAGAAAAAAATTAGCTATTTTCGAGAATTACATAGCTTCTTTAACTCTAAAGAACAAGTAAATATAAATAATTGTAAAATTCTAAAAGGAGATTTTTCTAATGGCTAAAGATCAAATCAATAATGAAGAAGACCTTCGCGATGATGTTGTTGATGGCAGCGAAGTAGAAGTAACTGAAGACGCTGACCTCGACGAAGAAACACTCGCTGCTAAGTCTCTTCATCCAAAGGCAGCTCCAGGCGAGCCAATGGGTAAGGTTGCCGCTATGGCTGCAGCTATGACTGCTATCAGTGGTATGTCAAAGGAAGATCTTAATAAGTTTGCTGAAACTATGTCACAGTTTGGTCCAGGTAAGACATATGGTGTTGGTGACAATTCTGGTCACAATTCAAGCACTATTGATACAAAGCTTGGTAAAGGTCCAAAAACTAAAGATGCTATGCCAAAGCTTGGCATCAAGGAAGACCTTGACGAAATGTTCAATGGCTATGAACTAACTGAAGATTTTAAAGTTCAGGCATCTGCTCTTTTCGAAGCAGCAATTACTGCTCGTGTTATTGCAGAAACTGCTCGCCTTGAAGAAGAATTCGAAACAAAGCTCACTGAAGAGCTTTCAGTATTCACTGAAGAAGTAACCAATAAGCTCGACACATACCTTGACTATGTTGTTGAACATTGGATGAAGGAAAATGAAGTTGCCATCGAATCAACTCTACGCAATGAAATTGCTGGCGAGTTTATCGAAGGTCTAAAGAATCTCTTTGCTGAACACTACATCAGTGTTCCTCAGGAGCAGGTTGATGTTCTTGAAGCTCTAGCTGAAAAGGTAGAAGCCCTTGAACAGAAGCTTGATGAAACAATTTCTGAAAACGTAGAATTAAAGAACGCTATTGTAGAATCAGCTGCAAAGGGCATCTTTGAAGAACTCGCTTCTGATCTTGCACTAACACAGCAGGAGAAGTTCGCTGCTCTCGTTGAGGGAATTGAATTTGACGGCAATCTTGAAACTTACGAAAAGAAGTTAAAGATTGTTAAGGAAAACTACTTCAAGACAGAACCTTCACGTGCTTCTAACATTGAAGAAGAAACTTTCGAAGGCGAAATCACTGAATCAACTGTACGTGTTGACCCAACAGTTAACCGTTATGTTCAGGCTCTCGCAAGAACAGTTAAGAAGTAATTTATTATAAATAATAATAACCTAGAAAAATAACCGAAAGGAACAAAAATGTATCTAGCTGAGGAAATTCAAAATAAGTGGGCTCCAGTCCTTGACCACGACTCACTTTCACCAATTAAGGACGCACACCGTCGTTCTGTAACTGCTATGATGCTTGAGAACACTGAACGTGCTCTTACAGAATCAGCAGCTCACGGTCAGTATCAGACACTTACAGAAACTCCAGTAGCTTCTTCTGTAATTCCAGCTAACTTCATGGGCGCTTCAAGCTCAACTGCTGGTTCTGGTGGCATCGATACTTTCGACCCAGTTCTTATCTCACTCGTACGTCGTGCAATGCCTAACCTCATTGCTTATGACATCTGCGGCGTGCAGCCAATGACTGGTCCAACTGGTCTTATCTTCGCAATGCGTTCACGCTACTCAACTCAGGGTGGTTCTGAAACATTCTATAACGAAGTTAATACTGCATTCTCTGGCGTTACTTCTGGCGCTAACACTTTCGGTAACAAGTTCGTTGGTACTATCCCAGGTGCTACTAACACTTCACCACTCACTGCTGTTAACACTTATAACACTGGTGCTGGTATGTCAACTGCTCAGGCAGAAGCTCTTGGTACTTACCAGAACTCTGACTTCGCTCAGATGGCATTCTCAATCGAGAAGGTTACTGTAACTGCTAACACTCGCGCTCTCAAGGCAGAGTACACTATGGAACTTGCCCAGGATCTTAAGGCAATCCATGGTCTTGATGCAGAAACTGAACTTGCTAACATTCTTTCAGCTGAAATTCTTGCTGAAATTAACCGTGAAGTAGTTCGTACTATCAACATCACTGCTGAAGCTGGTGCTCAGGACAACACAACTACTGCTGGTGTGTTCGACCTTGACACTGACTCAAACGGTCGTTGGTCAGTTGAAAAGTTCAAGGGTCTTATGTTCCAGCTAGAACGCGAAGCTAACCAGATTGCTAAGCAAACTCGTCGTGGTAAGGGTAACATCGTTATCTGTTCTTCGGACGTTGCTTCCGCACTTCAGATGGCTGGTGTTCTTGACTACGCTCCTGCTCTTAACTCAAACAACCTCCAGGTAGATGATACTGGTAACACTTTCGCTGGTGTTCTCAACGGTCGTCTCCGTGTTTACATTGACCCATACGCTCTTGGTGGTAACTACCTAACAGTAGGTTATAAGGGTTCTTCAGCATTCGATGCTGGTCTCTTCTACTGCCCATACGTACCACTTCAGATGGTTCGCGCTGTTGACCCAACTAGCTTCCAGCCAAAGATCGGCTTTAAGACTCGTTACG